TCTCCGGCATATACTAGTGTTTTATTTGCTTAGATTTATTTCTAAGTATTTGACTTAATTCTTCTAACTTAACGTTTGATAACCTTAGTTTTGCAACTCGTTTTGATGCAAATTTTTCTTTTTTAAACCTGTTAACTAAGTATTCAGGTGTGTTAGCTCTTGTGGCTAATATAGCATGAGCAATATGTTTGTACATAGCTTCTTCAGCAAATTTATGTACTATCATTTCGCTGTCAGTACCTAAACTATCACTTATATAATTTAAAACTACAACTTCTTGTGAAATGTTAGAGCTAAAATATATACAACCACTATTATAATCTATGTAGTAAGTACCGTTAGCTTGTGCAAACTCAGGCTCTATACCAAATCTACCACCTTCTCTTGGTAAATAAATATCGTCATCATAAGTAGATTTTAAAATTAAAGTTGAATTAGTAGCTGGAGCTGTATAATCTTTATATCTTGAAGCCATTGTTGACTCTTTATTTAAATCAACAAATATAACTTCTTCACCTAGCTGCTGTGTGTCAGATGGTCTACCTGGGTTTGTACCTACAGAACCATTTAACAACCAACTTTGATATTCTGGATTTGTAAACGTTATACCCATACCCGGTAAATTACTATTATTACTATCAACAATTGCATCTACTGTTGAGTTTGGTGGTATACCAGGTCCAAATATAGTCATACCAACTTGTATGTCATGACCAGGTGTAAAAAAGTTTATACGCATACCACTACCAGGACCGTAAACTAATTCTCTATTGTTGTAACCACTTGTATTTGTAACTGCTATTCTAGTTTCTTTTTTATACTTAGGTATTAAATTATCTCCTTCAAAATCACCAGTACCTATAGAAGGTGAAGTTAAACCTGTAGATGTTATACCGTATTGTTGATAACCTACAGTAGGATCATCAACATAAGTGTTTGTTTCAAACTTATAACTTCCGTCAGTGTTTTGTTGGTAAGCTGTAGGGTTAAAACTTTTAATACTAGGATATAATACACGCATTATACCTGAGTCATCAACATAAGATACTTTTACATGATTAACAAAATCTTGTGGCAATGGCATTTTTAAAGTAGCAGGAACTGTATACTCTAAAGATTTATATCTATTTAAAGTATCATAACTTAACTCTTGCAACGCTCTCATTGCGTGAAACTGTATATCAGTTCTTCTAACTTTACTTATTATTTTGTTTTCTCCAACATAAGAAACTATAAATTGATTTATTATATCTTCTAAAGTTATGTATTGATAATTACCATACTTTTCATCTCCAGACAGCTGAACACCGTCTGCTCCTTGATAGTAACTTTTTGATGTTTCGTTTATTAATCCCATTTATTTATTGTTTTTCTTGTTGTTCTTTTTGTGCGTCTAGTTGCTGTCCAACTTGCATTAATCCAACTTTATTTAACGTAATACCAGCATAACCTAGTATTTTAACTACTAACGCATGCT